TATTGATGCTGAAATGATAACCTATACTGGAAAAACTGGTAATGTATTAACTGGATTAACTAGAGGTGTTAGCATATCTAATTTTGTTGCAGGATCACAGCGTGTGTATACAGGCAGCTCAGCAGCAGTACATGCTGACAAGACTGGAGTTATATTAATCAGTAATACAGCTACTCCACAAATTAGCCACTGGGGTAGTGCTTTTATTACAGACGGATTATTTGATCAAGACCGTGGTTACATTTTTAACTATGTTGCATCTAGTCTTGAAGTTACAACTACTAGACAAACAGCGTTCTTATTGAGATTGGCACCTAGTGTGTCTAACGCTATTGTAGGCGATTTAGGAGAACGTGAGCTTATTAACCGAGCACAGTTACTACTAAACGGTATTGAAATTACATCCGAAGATTCAGCTGTTGGTGGTATTGTTATTGAGGGAGTATTGAATCCTCAAAATTACCCGCTTGATCCTGGTAATATTATTTGGACCGGCCTAAGTGGCCAGGCTCAAGGAGGACAGCCTAGCTTTGCACAGGTGGCATCTGGAGGTTCTGTTAACTGGGCGTCGGGTGCAACACAAACTACTGCAACTGCTACAACCATTGGTACATTTACAGCAAGTTTTACGTTACTGTATAGTTCAGGTAATAATGTTAACTTTGCCTATGCTGACACAACTAGTTATAATAACAGCGGTGCAATTGTTGGTGCTGTTGTTAATGATGTAAAATTCCCAGCTGGTACTACTATCACCGGTGCAACAAACTATGGAGCATACACACAAGTTAACTTTAGTCAACGAGGAAATAACGTAAATGCTGGCCAAACAATTTCTATTCAACTTGGTGGCACGTTGACAAGAACTAACTTTTTATATTTCACCACAGCATCGTGGACTGCGCTTGGAGCACAAATTGGACAAGAATTGCAAGATGCTAAATTTCCAGCTGGTACTAAATTAACCAGCGTGTCTGCATTATCACAGTTCGGCGGAAGTCAATACTACAGGGTAGGATTTAGTCAGTCTTCTAATACAGGTGTTACTGGCGGAAGCACTGTAACGTTCCTATTTGGACAACCACCTTATGCGCTTCCTGGAGAACAGGTATTTTCCTTTATCAGTGCCCCAGGTACAAGTAACAACTTGAATCTAAGTGAGCTGAAAGAATTGACAAATACTACGCTAGGAGGTCGCGGCGCATTTCCAAATGGTCCAGACGTATTAGCTATCAACGTTTATAAAACTGCTGGAGCTGCTACCATTGCTAACATTATTATTCGTTGGGGCGAAGCGCAGGCTTAAAGACTATCGATTATATCGATTACTGTTTGGATCTTAGTTTGTATAATGCGATTACGCAGACTAAGATCCAATCCCTTATGTACAGGCTTTGGCAAGTTGTTAAGGTCAAACCAACCCCATGCTATGTGCTCATTACTAAGCGAGGGCACAAACTCGTTTTCAATAATACAGAGATAAGTGTGAAAATTAAACAAGCTATCATAGCTTACAAATTTTTCTAGGGGAATAATTTTTTTGAAGTCAGGCATTGCACCGATCTCTTCTTCAATTTCTCGAGTAAGGCCTTGCCATGCCGACTCGCCTTCAAGATTAGTTCCGCCAACTAACCCCCATTTACCGTGATTTTTGCCGTTGGCTTTTTGAACTAATAAAAATCTATGGGTATTTTTGCTAATGATAAGAGCACCGCTGCAGATTATCCTATCATCGAAGTTTTGGGTCTGTTCCACCATTTGTGTACTTCTAATAAAATTTTAGCACCGAGTTGATCTTCTGTAAGTTCGCTCATATTAGGCATAACATGATAGTTTGCACTAGTTGGAGTAGTAAAGTTTGGATTTTTATCTCCAGTAATACCCCTGTCCATCCACACAACAAAACAATCTGTAAACTGATTTCTTAGTTCTTCTGTGTCTGCAGAATAGTCTATTATACACCAATTCTCACTTTGAACAATTAACTCTGCTACATAATTTAGTTTTTTTGCAAAGTCTACCTCGTCAGATGCGGCTAGAATTGTTTTAAAATCATCAGCATTTAAGATAACACCGGTAAGACGTTTTTGTAAATTTTTAGCAATAGTAGTTTTACCACTACACGCTCTGCCCACAACTAATATTTTTTTCAATACATGATATTGACTCATAGCTCTAACCTCCACTCACCTCTGCGATACTCACCGTCAAAGGCTTTAACCCAGCTAACCCCATTCCACTTGTACTGGACTCCTGGGCCGGCTGGATAGATATTAGTTTGATAAATTAAAAAGTCACTAGATTCGCTAGCATCAAAGATAATGTTCCATTGTGTGCCGTCCCACTCGAGAATATCGTTTTCTCCAGCAACTAGGTCTATGTTATTAGTACTTTTCCATGCATCAGCACCGTCAGTGTTTGTAAGATCTCCAATGTTTTCTATAATAAGATATCTTGTGCCTACAGTAGGTATTGCTAAACCACTACCTGGACCTTTAGTTGTTGGGTCTATGATAGCATCAAATGTACCTGTACTGTCTGATCTATTACTGCCAGCAGCATCGTATAATGGATTTGTATCAAATCTTCCTTCGCTATCAATTCCTGTGTTCGTAGGATATGTATCTGAATCCCAGTTAACTGTTAGAATAGTTTCGTCTAAAGGATTGATAGCAATTGTTCCTCGGACCTCGGTAGTGTCTGATTGAATTAATATCAATGTACTTGCACCTTCTATATACTTGCCTAAATATTGATCTAGAATGATTCTCCAATTAATACTTTCTCCGTATTTTAATGGCTCTGCTAGATCAGCATTTGTGGCTGTTATAGATTCAGCAGTATCTAAAATACGTACCTCTCCATTCCATGCCAGTATACCAAAGTTTCCTATGCTGTGTTTACTTGATCCAATAACCTCACTGTAGCTGCCATAAGGCTCTAATGGAACAGTACCCAGGCCTTCTACATATTCTGTGCCTGCTAAGTTACCAGCAACATCACTATATAGGCCCATAATGATGTTAGTAATAACACCCATCTGTTTAACTTTAACAGGGGGACTAATCCATATAGGAGTCTCAAAAGTCATAGAAGCAATATCAATTTGATTTGAAGTACCAACAGGAATAGTCCTAGAACTAAAAGTAACATCTGTTAAATTTACAACACTTAAACTAGTCCAGTCGATATAGTTGTCAGTAGTCTGAATTTCTAAACTAGGATTAAACAGCATTAAGATTTGTTCTAATACTTGTAATTTTTGTTCAGTGCTACTAGTCCAAATGTCAATTTTTACAGTTAGTTTATAAGGGGTTGGCATTAGTCTTTCAACTGTATAGTTTTTGCCCTGACTGCTAGTGTATTCGTTAGTATCTTCGTTAATGTCACGTTCTCTAATATGTATCTTACCAACATATGTAGAGTCGCTGAGTCTGTCCCTATCTAATCCAAGTCCAGTAATATAAACTGCAATTTTAGGAGTGCTTTGTATTGAGTTTTCTGAATTTTGAGCTATAATATTTGCAACTTGCTTATCACTATCTCCGTAGACGACCGGAACTCTTGCAAGTGTTCCGTCACCGTACTTGACTGTAAAGTTACTCATCAGTCTAACAATTTGTATAAGATATCGTCTTATCTGACCATCATAAAAAAACTGCATTATAAATCTGCCTTAGGTTTAAGTGCTTTAGATAGGGATTGTCTTTCTTCAACTGTACTGTCACCAATTTGATTAACCGTAGTGTTGTTGATAAATCCAGTTCTAAACGTACTTCTTGTATCTGTGTTACTTAGTGTATGACGTACAGCATCTTCTCGTTTAATCCACCTGCCGCCATCATAGCGAAATAGTCTGTTAGGAAAGAAATCTGTTCTTAAAAAGTAATCTCCAGTTACTGCTGCTACTGGGAAAGCAATACCGTGACCAAAATTAATTCCATTTGGTGCAACACCATCTCCTAACAAATAACCAGAATATCCTTCTCGTTCTGGAGTTTGATGTATTGCACTAGAATCTAAAGTTGTTGAGGACGCATCAGGAAATGCAGAAGTTGCATCCGCTGTAATTAATTCTGGATTACCTTGATCGTCAACTTGTAATGTATAAAACTGTCTTGTTTCGTATCCACTCTTAGGTGCATCTGCTTCAGCCTGAGCAAGGATACTGTCATTTATTTGAAGGCTTATGGCACGAGTACTTAGTATGCTTTCTAATGTATTTCCAGAATACAAACTAAAGTAAGACGCATTTGGCGGTGTATTGCCTGTTGTAGTAGCAGTCACAGTGTACAATTTTCCCTCGTATCTTACAATTTGGCCGGCTGTGTAAGTTGTTGTTTCGGAGTAATCTCCGGAATAGTTTGCATCTTGATCCGTTGGCTTAGTAAGTATGTCTGCAAACTGTTGACTATTAGTAATCTTATCAAGTTTTAATTTGTATAAATGAGGCCACCATGTTTGACTGTATCCTTCGCTTGCTCGTTGTACTTCTGAAACAACATAGTAACGAGGTAAACTAACATCAAAGTTATTAAGTGCAAAGTCATCTTTAAGATGGGGTAATTCTAATACATCACCACTGATAGGTTTTCTGCCTATACTAGCAATAAAGTCGTTGATGTGTACTGTCATGTACAGGTTTTCATTATCTAAGAACAAGCCAAACTGACTTAAATTAAAATCAGTATTTGTGACATTGTAGTGCCCACGAATTTTATAAATGCTAGAATCGTATTTTCTATCTCTGTTCTCAAGCAGCAACAGGTCTTGTATATTTGTAACAGCCATTGTAGCATAATGCGGCTGATCAGCAGTAGCATTAGCTTCGTCAGTATTAACACCGATGTATTTGTGTAGATGTAGATCAGTGCCGCCAATTTGGAACATTTCACTAATCTGACGGTCTATAAATCTATAGTCCGGACCTTTTTCTGGTTTGTAAAGAGATAAACGTGGCATAG